ACGGCAACTTGGACGCGGCGAAAATGCGTTCGGTCCATTTCTGGTACGACCCCGAGAAGCCGGACAACGTCACGTCCTACAAACTGCCGTTCTGCGACGTAGTCAACGGCGAGATTCGGGCCATACCGCGTGCGATTTTCGCCGTTGCCGCCATCCTCGAAGGGGCTCACGGTGGAGTGGACATCCCAGAAGCCGACAAAGCCAAGGTGCGGCGCAAGGTGGAGGCGTACTACGAGCGAATGCGAAAGGAGTTCGGCGACGACTCCATCCAAGTGCCGTGGAAAACCGAAAAGGCTGCGAGTTTTGCGCAGGCGCTTGCTCACAACGATCTCTGGAGCCGCTGGAACAATCTCTTCGCCACGCTGCGCGAGTACATCCTTGATGTCCTTGCAAGCGACCAAGAAGACAAACTGGCCGCGATTCGCCAGGGCGTCGATGAATTCCGCGACGCCTTTTTGCAATGGGCACAGGAAGCCGTTGACGCGGGCTTCCCGCTCATGCCCGACGGCGGAATCCTGCTGATGAAAGCGGATGACACAAACCGCGCAAAAATCAAGGACGCGGTTGCGGTGCTGCAAGGGGCAGTCAAGGTGTTGCAAGAGGCGATGGTTCTGACTGGACCCAAGTCGGAAAAAGGCCAACTGGAAGAAGAAAATGCGGCACCTGACGACGGTCCAATTTCCGAGAAAGTCAAAAACCTGCTCGCTGATATGCGGGCGTTTACCCAGGAATTAACCAAAACCAAGGCGAAAGGAGTGGCGTGAAAGATGGAACTCAAAACGATCGTTGAGGAAATCCAAAGCACGTGGGAGCAGTTCAAAAAAGCGGTGGCGCGTCAGGACGAGGAGATCAAGAAGTTTGGCGAGGCCACTGCGGAGACCAAGCAGAAGGTCGACAAGCTAAACGACCGCATCAGCCAGCTGCAGGATGAGATGCAGAAACGCATCGACCTACTGGAGGCCAAAATGCAGCGGCCGGCGCTCGGTGGTCAGGAGGGCAAACCGGGCGCTGATCCGGAGCGTAAGGCGGCGCTCATCAAGTACATCCGCTATGGCGTTGATAATCTGACGGACGTCGAGCGCCAGAAGCTGCGTGAGATTCCGGAATACGTGAAGGCGCTCTCCAGCATCAGCGACTCCGAAGGCGGGTACATTGCCGACGAGGACTTCCGTCGGGAGTTGATNACGAAGCTGCGTGATGCCGTCTTCATTCGCCAGCGGGCGACGGTTTTGGAAACGAGCAAGGGGTCCGTGGGGTTCCCGGTCTTTGATTACGACGGCGACGCGGAGTGGACGGCACAAACCAAGCCGATTGCCGAGGAAGACGTCAAGAACGCCTTCGGCAAGCGAAACTTCACGCCGCATAAGCTGGCGCGAATTTTCCGCATCCCGCAGGAGCTCATCGACGACGCTTTCGTGGACATTGAGGCGTTGATCACGGACCATTTCGCCCGTCGTTTCGCTGAGATTGAGGAAAACGCGTTCCTCAATGGGGATGGCGTAGACAAGCCGTTGGGTCTGTTGCAAGCTGATCTCCCGAACATCAACAGCGGGGGTACTGCGTTGAGCTCGGTGACCGCTGACTCCATCTTCGATGTCATCTACAACGTCAAGCGGCAGTACCGTGCGCGTGGCGTGTTTATCATGCATCGCAACGCGGTGAAGCATATCCGTAAGCTCAAGGATTCCAGCGGCCAGTTCCTGTGGCAGCCGACCCTGACCGCTGGCGAACCCCCGATGCTTGCGGGTTACCCGCTATTCGAATCCGAGTTCATGCCCGACGTCTCGCAGAGCCCGTCCGGCAAGGTCTTCTGCCTGTTTGGTGACCTGAGCTACTACTGGATCGTGGACCGCGTCGACCTGCGCGTACAGCGACTGGTTGAGCGCTATGCGGAACTCGACCAGATCGGCGTCAAGCTGGTCAAACGTACGGATGCGGCTCCGGTGCTGAAAGAGCCGTTCACGACCTTGACGATTGCCAACTAATGAAACCAGGGCCCTCGCATAGAGGGCCCTGACCTTTTGAACGGGAGGGATAGTAATGCCGAAAAAAGACCTGTACCATGCGATCAATCCGGTACAATCGATCGCTCCGCAAGCTGTCACGGCGCCGATTGACGGTGCGGCCGTTGACCTAAAGGGCTTTTTGGGCGCGACGGTCATCATCGATGTTGGCACCTTCGCTGGAACGTCGCCCAGTGCAACGATCAAGATTCAGGAGTCCGCAGACGGGACCGAGTGGAGCGACGTTGCGGCTGAGGACCTGCTGGGCGGTGCATTGCCGACGATCGACACAACGAACGATACGCAGGTAATCCACCGGGGCTACATCGGCACGAAACGTTATCTGCGCGTGTCTGTCACGGATGTCAGCGGGACGAGCGCGAGCTTGCCTATGTCGGCCATGGTCGTGCGACACCANAAGCGGTATGAACCGGCAACGCCGACGCCGTAATGCTGGAGGAGATGATCCATGGCTGAAGTGACCGTGGTCCAGATGAAAGAGACAGTCCGACGGGTCGTTGATGGGCGGCTGAAGACGTTCGCCAAGGGGCAGGTTTACACCCTGCCCCTTTCTCTTGCAAACGAGTTTGTTGACAGCGGTAAGGCGGAACCGCTAGATGGCGGCGCTAAGGCTGCTCCCGGCCCGAACGAGAATAAGGCAGCTGCTCCGCCGAAGAACAAGACGAAGCGGTAGAGGGGGTGGCGTTGAATGGCGGTACGCGTCATCACGCCGCCCAGCGTTGAACCGATCACGTTGGACGAGGCAAAGGCGTATCTCCGCGTTGACGGAACGGAGGAGGACGCGCTGATTTGCTCTCTCATTTCTGCGGCGCGACAGCATGCGGAACAGTGGCTCCGCCGTGCGCTGATCACGCAGGAGTTGCGGGCGACCCTGGATGTGCCGCGGACGGTTACCGGCCCACTTTCTGGACCGGTTGGTCGTGTTAATACCGCGCTTGAGATTCCGCGGCCGCCGCTCCAGACGGTCACTGCCGTAGAGGTGGAGACGTCTCCGGGGATGTGGACAGCCTTGGCCCCGACGGATTACGTTGTTGATCCCGACGAGGAGCCGGCCACCATCATGCTGGCCGGTGGCGGGTGGGGTGGGCGCCGCGTCCGGGTGACGTATACGGCCGGATATGGTCCTGACGGTACTGCTGTGCCGGCGCCGATCCGGCAAGGCATGCTCCTCTTGATCGGTGATTGGTACGAGCACCGAGAGCAAACCATTGTCGGGCATGTTATCCTTGAACTTCCAAGCGGCGTGCAAAAGCTATGGGCCTCCTATCGGATTTGGGAGGTTTGATCCATGCCGACTGCTTACCGCATTGGTCACCTCCGGCATCGGATCACGCTAGAACGCCCAGAACGGGCTTCTGACGGCCGCGGAGGATGGGCCGAGACATGGAGTCCGGCGGCTACCGTTTGGGCCGCTGTGGAGGCAATACGGGCGTCTGAGCGGGTAGTAGCGCAACAAACCCAAGGGTCGGTCACTTACCACGTGGTGATTCGATACCGCTCGGACGTGACTGCTGACATGCGAGTGATCTGGAATGGGCGCCCGTTGTACCTTGTAGGCCCGCCGTACGACTTCGACGGCCGACGCCGTTATCTCGTGCTCGAGTGCGAGGAGCGGAAGGAGTGAGCGCCATGCACATCGATCTTGAGCGCCGCATGGACGAGCTTTTCTTGGTGCTTTCGGCGGAATTGCGCGGAAGAGCGACAGAAGGCTCGATGGAACTGCGCAACGCCGCCCTGAAGGTGCTGCGCGGGCGCCGCTCCGGCCGCATCTATCGCATTCCGGGAACGAAGAGGACCTACCGGGCGTCGGCTCCCGGTGAGCCNCCGGCTGTGCGAACGGGGCTGTTTCGCCTTTCGTGGCACGAAGCGCCGCGGGAAGGCAAGCCCGCGATCGAAACGCTGAAAGCCGACCTCGCCAAGTGGCTGGAGGAAGGCACAAGGAAAATGGAGCCGCGTCCATACGTTGACCCGATCCGTGCCAAGGCGTGGCCGCGAATCCAACGCATCTACCGGAGGCGGTATCTCGAATGAGCACGCTCGAAGAACTGCTATACCAGCGCCTGACAGGTGACGCGGTGCTTGCGTCCATGCTTGCGACATATGGCGACGTACCGGCCGTGTTCGAGTTGTATGCGCCGCCTGACACCGACACCGGATGGTCGGGGGCGCAGTCTCCGCGCATCGAATACTACGTCACCCGGCAGGAGGACCCAGAACGGCGCGTCGCCGGGCAGGTGTCCGTATCCATCTTGCACCGCTCGGAATCGGCGGCGGTGGTCGCGGAAATCGAAGAACGGGTGCGCGCCCTCTTGGACGGTGCCACCCTCCGCCCGGACGAGGGAACGGTCACCCTGCAATGGTCACGCATCGACCCGTTCGACCAGCACCCGGACTACCGAGGCCTGGAGGTCGTGTATGACCTCATCGCCTGGCCGAGCGGACTGACATATTCCCCTGACCCCGTCGAAGCGCTGCGCAACTGGGCGGCGGCGCGGTGGCCGGAACTTCAAGTCGATCCGGACACCTGGTCACCGAGTGACGCAACTCCGGCCTTATATTGGCGCATGGGAAGCGTCGCCGGTATCGAGCCGATCCAATGGGGCGCGTGGATCGACGGGGTTTTCCACGGGCACGTGCTCGCCAATTCGCCATCCGTTCGCGTGGAGTGGATTCGCCGGGTGGTCGAAGGGCTGGCCCTGGACCGCCGCGTCCCGCTGAGCGACAGATCGAAGCTCTTCCTCCAACGAATTTCCGCGGACAGCAATAACGATCCGCTGCGCGTCGGACAAATCCGGCTGCAGGCGCGGTTTGGCGTGCTGAAGACCATGCCGTCAGGAGAGCCGGTGAAAAGCGTGATGATCGGCCTGCCTGGNCATGGGCCACAGGT